ATGAAAAAGAATAAAAAAGTCTTACACGCTATCGCTGTGATTGCTAGTGTGATGTCAGTTTTGATGTATGTTTCATATATTCCACAAATTTATGGAAATTTACATGGGGAAAAAGGCAATCCGACGCAACCATTAGTGGCAATGATTAATTGTATTTTTTGGACGATTCATGGGTTATATGGAGACGATGGAGAAACACGAGATAAGTCCATTATTTTTGCTAATGTTCCTGGAATTATTTTTGGTTTTTTTGCGTTTATTACAGCATTATAGTTTCCGACGAATTGGAAAGTATTCCAATTCTGTACATAAAAAAGAGCGGGGGAAATTTCCCACGCTTGAAGAATTAAATCTTTTTCAATTGTTTGTAATTAATAACAATCACACCATTGCTGTGCACCATTAAGTGATTGTTTTTTTGCGTTTCGTCAATTTCGACGACAGCGGCATTTTTTAATTGTTTCGTAACAACGCCTGTTTGTGGCTGTCCGTGAACAAGAAAAGTAACATGGGTGTCAACGGCGAAATCCTTACCAGCATCCGATGGAACAACAGGAGTAACCATACCATTAAAATTTGACATACAAAAAACCATCCTTTCTTGATATCTCTATTATACCACATTTTCAGAAAAAAGTTTGTAAAGTCGCTATTTGGCTTATTTTAAAGAGATTTTGCATAAATAAATAACAAACAGACTTTACAAATAAAGTAGAAAGTCCTATAATAGATTTGTTTCAGGCCAGCTTAGCTCAGTTGGTAGAGCAACGCACTCGTAACGCGTAGGTCACAGGTTCGATCCCTGCAGCTGGCATCTAAATTAACAGGTAAACCTATCATAATTAAGGGTTACCTGTTTTTTTGTGCCAATTTTGTGCCAAATTAGGTTTAGCTTTTATTTAGTTCTGTAAATATTTCTTTTATTTTAATATCTTCTCTTTCTTCAAGTTCTTTGATTGAATGGCTATATGTTTCCATCGTAACGGCTAAATTTTTATGCCCTAAATGTTTTGAAACGGCCATAATATTCACGCCTTTATATATTAAAACTGAAGCGTGTGTATGTCTTAAACCATGTATTGTTAGCGGCGTGTCTATATTTAATTGTCGCAGCAATTCTTTTAGTTTTTTATTCACTGCATTATTTGATACTAGTCCACTTTTAGCGTTATAAAAAACAAAATCGTGTTCTGGTTTGATATCCAATTTCTTAAATAACTTAGTTTGTTGCTTTTTAAACCATTTCATTAAGAGGCATGTTTGTTTATCTATTGGTACATTACGAACAGATTGTTCATTTTTTGTTGGGCAAAAATTATTTGTGTCTAAATAATCCCAAGCACGTTTAACTTTAATCGTACCTTTCTCTAAGTCCACATTTTCCCATGTTAGTCCTAAAAGCTCTGCAAAACGCATTCCAGTAGATCCTGCTATAACTATCATAAAACGAGAAGCAAATTGTGGATCTAATTTTTTTTTAGCTAATGCCATCAAATCTTTGAATTCATTATAATTTATATATTTATCAGTTTCATTCACACTAGGAGATTCTCCTTTTATTACAGCACCTTTTGTGAAGTCATAGGGTATAATGCCTTCATCTATTGGATTTACGAGACTTGCTCTAATGTGTATATTTAATCTTTCGACAGTTGCATCTGCATGAGTTTTTGCAAATTCATTCAAAATCTCTTGATATTTTGTTTTTGTTAATGTTTTAAGAGTTGCATAAGTGAAATATTTCCTTATATTCATTAAAGTGTTTAGATATTTTTTATACGTGGTGTTTGTTACTTTTCCTTTTTTGTAAACTGTTATCCATTGTTCAAAATGCGCATCTAGTTGAATATCTTTGTTGGTGACTCTTAATCCTTTCGCCATCTTAGATTCAATTTCAGAAGCTTCAGCTATAGCATCAGATTTTTTAGCAAAACCACTTTTCCGCATTTTTTTGTATTTTCCATCTTCTTTATAAGAAATTTCGTATTGCCAAACTTTCCCACGTTTTACATACCTAGCCATTGTTTCACCTCGTCTAATTTGTTAAAATAGACATAATTAAATAAGCCTATTTAGGTTATATTTTTTAGCACGTCTCTTCTTGGTCGGAGTGGGCGTGCTTTTTTATTTATAGATCAAAACTGACTTTTATAGCTTTACCGATAATCGTTGCAGGATTTTCTTTCGTAATTATATATGGTGGATAATTTGTATTGTCTGCAACCAACATTGCTATATCTCCTTGATGCTTTATCCTTTTAAGAGTTGCTTCTTCATCTCCGTTAACTCTCACAGCAGCAATTTCCCCATCTTCTACATGTTCTTGTTTTCTAATTAATACATAACTATTTTCAGGAATTGTAGGGAGCATAGAATCACCTTTAGTTTTTAAATAAAATAATTGACCTGTTGGCAATAAATCTCCAATTTCTTCTCTGTATCCTTCTAAATTTTCTTCGGCCAGTATAGGTTGTCCGCAAGTAATAGTTCCCAGAATTGGTATTTTAACTAAACTTGAAATCCTACTTAATTTATCATCTTGTTCTTCTGTAATTCTTGATCTTGGAACATTGAAATAATCTGACAACAATTGAATTTTATCTATTCTAGGATATTTTTCGCCATTGAACCAACTTCGAACCGTGGCTTCTGGAATTCCTGTTTCTCTAATTACATCAGCTTGAGATTTTCCTTTTAAACGGAGTAATGATTCTAAATTTTTAGCAAGTATTTCTCTTTGTTTTTTTGCTGTTTGTAAATTTTTCATACTATATAACTCCTTTATTTTTATATAACTATATTACACTTAAAGTGAAGTTCTGTAAATAACTTTGTGTTAAAAAAGTCTACTTAAAGTATTGACACCGTACTTAAAGTACGGTATATTGTGTTCATACAAGAAAGAGAGGTGAGACTCGATGGGGGATAAACAACTATCTCTGAAGGCTGTTAGAGTAAATAATGGATACACTCAAGAAGCGTTAGCTCAAAAATTAGGCGTTGCAACAAAGACAATTTCTGAATGGGAAAATGGAAAGGTACCCATTAAGCCATTGACAATTTTTGCCATAGCATATGTATTTAAGATGGATTCTGATTTGATTAGAATCTAAAAAAATTTACGCTATACCGTACTTAAAGTGCGGAAAAATAGGAGGGAATTAAGTGAAAGAACTAATTAAAATTACAACTAACGAGAATAAAGAACAGTTAGTAAGTGGAAGAGAATTACATGAATTTCTAGGTGCAACTGAAAGATATTCTAACTGGTTTTCTCGAATGCTTAAATATGGGTTTACAGAAAATGTTGATTTTGTAGGGTGTAAAGTTTTTAACGCCCAAGCAAAACAAGAACTACAAGATCATGTAATTAGTTTAGATATGGCTAAAGAAATTTCAATGATTCAACGTACAGATAAAGGTAGACAAGCACGTAAATATTTTATTCAGGTTGAAAAAGAATTGCGCCAGCAACATAAACTCCCAACAACATCTCGTGAACTTGCTAAGTTAGCGCTTGAAGCTAATGAAGAAACAAATGAAAGATTAGATGACATTGATATTCGATTAATAGACATTGAAGAAAATAAACTAATTAGTACAGAAGATGCTAATGCGCTGAATCGATTAGTGAGAAGCAAAGTATATTCCGTGTGGAAAATGATGAATATTGATAAAAAGGCTAAAGCATTATTATTTGCTGATATTGGAAAATCCATTAAAGAAGTTTTTGATGTACCGCATCGAGGTAGGATAAAAGATAAAGATTATTTAAGAGCTTGTGATTTTATTAGAGAATGGGAGCCATCATCAGTTACAAATGAAAAAATAAAGCAACTTAGAAAGGAGTTATCAAAGAATGCAACAGATTGAAGCTTTAATAACTGTACAAATTCCAGATGATTTTGTAATGGTAGAAAAAACAAGACTAAGAGAGCTAGAAGACAATATAGTTACAGGGAAATTATTTACCATGAAAGACTTTTGTGAAAGAACAAATCGTTCTGCAGCATGGCTCAAAAAAAATATTTTAATGAATCCATATTTAATCAATAAGCTAAATATTGAAAAAGGCGGATGGGTTTATTATCCCGCTAGTCAAAGTGATAGATGGTTATTTAAAGCTAGTGGCATGATTAATTTTATTGAAAATGATCTTGGCAAACATTTAGGTGGAATTAAATGATTAAATTCATAATGACATTAGACACGATAATCTTGTTTTTATGTATTATTAAAGCTTTTTCAAACCAAGAATTTTTATATGGCGCATCTTTTGGGGTTATCTGGTTAGGGTTAACTGTACTTTATAGGAGGATAAAGAACGATGAAAAATAGACTTTTTAAACGACGCTTCTCTGCTGTTGCGTTTGGTTTCCTTGCAAGTTTTTTGCTAGGTAAGGGATACGTAGAGCTTTGCATATCCGTTTGTGTATTAGCTTTTGTATTATTTGTTTTTTCGTATGATTTAGCTGTAGAAGATGAAGCTGTAAAGCGCAGAAAAAGATATAGGGAGATTAGAAAACATGACATTAACATTTAAAGCGGTAGAATCTGGTAATTTCGATTTAGTATACACAATTCCTTTAGAAGTAGGACAACGATATGAAGAACTTACGTCTTTCAATCGTGGAAGAGATTTTAACAGTGAAATAAAAACGTACATGACAGGATTTGTTAAACGATTTAAACACTGCATAACAAGTGAAAACGAGCAAGCATTAAATGAACGATTAGTACAATACAACAAATTAGTTGTTGATTTAAGAACGGATATTCTTCAATCAGTGAAAATCCCATCAATAATGATTTGTGGCGGCTCTAATTATCCAGCTCGCCAAAAGAGAAAAGAAGTTGAACGTGTCCATGAAAAAGAACGAGAACTTTACTCTGATGAAGGAAAACATGCGAAATTTATTGAAAATACTCGTAAAATGTTTGATCCTGTGTTGATTGAACGACAACAAAAGATTGACGAAAAACGTCAAGAAAAAGCTGAAAAAGAAGGTTGGCAATCTTTTTATAAGGAAATCAAGCATGATGAAATTTCAGGAATTGGAATGGATTTAGATGATAACCGAATTTTTGTTACAACGAATGGAAAGCCTTCAGATGAAGTAAAACCATTACTAAAAAAAGCAGCCATGCGTTGGTCGCCACGCAACGAGCGTTGGCAACGAATTTTAACAGAGAATGCTATTTATTCAATTAATAGGAATCTTTTAGAAGTATTAAACATTAAAGAAAAATTTTGAAGGGAGAATTTAGATGTCTTTTAGTGATAAACGAAAACAACTATTTGAACAGTCAATTGTGGATGCTAACAAATGGTACAACAAACAAAAGGGAAATATCTACATTAAGCAGCAGAAAGATAGAAGAGGGATTTAGATGTTTGAAGCAGTAGGTAAAGATAGTTTGAAAATTTATGTTGTCGAGAAAACGAAAGCCCTGGTATTTCAAAAGCTTAAAGAAAAATATCCAGACACTGCGATAAATAAGGCAGTATTTCCAGAAGCGTTATTTATCAGAGAAACAAAAAAAGTGACTTCCGCCGGCAAGCAAAAAGTCACAAAAATATAAATCGATAGGGGAATTATACCATGGAAAACCAAAATAATGAAATGCAACAAATGATTGAAAATTTTACAAAAGAAATGACCGCTAAAGGTTACAGTATTTTGATTAGTGCAGTAAGTAATGATGATGTTGATAATTCAGTAAATGTAAATGTAAAAACAACAGCTGGAGGAACTCCGAAGGGAATGGGGCATTCTGCTAAAGGAGCCATAGAGCTTATCGAAAATCATATTAAACCAATTGTACAAGCTAATTCAAAGTGTGATTGCCCAAATTGTAATCCAGAAAAATATCGAAAGTTTGATGAAAAACTAAAAAAACGTTTAGACGAAGTGGAGATGGATTTCAGTAGTCCAGAAGGTTTTTTTGAAAGTTTAGCGAAATCAATGAAGGTTGCAAAAGAATTAGCTAGTGAGGAAATGGCCAATGAAAATCAAGACTGATGACTTAGGAAGAATACACTTGATAGATAATCATTCGCCCTATGGATCACTGATTTTTGAATGGGATACTACTAATAATCATGTTGCTGTTTATCAGGATAGCGAAGATGAAGAAGTTAGAACAGTATTCGAGAGTTTAGACGAAAGTGCTTATTTTAAGCAAGTTGAATTAATTGAAGGGCTAGAGAAGGTCATTTCATTGTTGAAAGGAGCTAGTTAAATGTCAGAAGAAACAGAATTAACGTTTTATCAAAAATTTTTAAAAGTAATTGAACGATTAAATGTAAAAAAAGATTTAGTAAATGATTTTAATAATTTCAATTATAGAAATGCTGAAAGTATATTACGTGAAGTCAAACCACTATGTATTGAATATGGTCTGTATATTCATACTACTAAAAATATTATTCGAATGGAAAATCGTTTTTATGTAGAAGCAATAGTGAAAATTACGGATGGAGAAAATGAAGTTAAGGCAGTTGCTTACGCTAGAGAACCAGAAGATAAGCCCAAAATGGATGCTTCACAAGTAACTGGTTCTGCTAGTTCTTATGCTAAAAAATATGCTTTGTGTGATTTATTGATGATTGATGACGGAAGAGATGACCCAGACGTTCCGAAAAATGAACAAGATATGAATGTGGAAATGGTTGATGGTAAACAACTTGCATTACTTAAAAACGAAGCTGTGATGATTGCAGGAATATCAGGGAATGAGCCGTCAGCATACACCCAAGCTTTAGCCAAAATGGCTAATGTAGCGTCTATTGAAGTATTCCCTAAAGAATATTTTAATGAAGCACTTCAAACGCTTAATAACTGGAAAATGAATGCTATACAAGAACAGCAAGCAAAAGAAATGCAACATAAACGACAACAGCCAAGACAAAGCAATGTCTTTAATTAATGGAGGTTCAATATGTCAAATGAATTAATGGCAGACCTACAAGTAACTGTGGAGGTAAGCCCCAGCAAAATTATTATCAATAATGAAAAACAATTAAGTGCAATGGTTGATGAAACAGTAAATCATTATTCGAAACTAATTTTTAATGAAAATAATTTACCAGATGCTAAACAAGCAAGAGCGGATTTAAACAAAGTATCTGGATTATTAGACAAAAAAAGAATCGAAGTGAAAAAAGAGTTTAATAAACCTTTAGATACCTTTGAAACCACTATTAACGCCTTCAAGGAAAAAATAGAAGAGGCAAAAAATATCATTGATAAAAATATTAAATCTTATGAAGAGAATGACCGTGAAGCGAGAAAAGAAAAAGTTCAAGCAAAAATCAATGAAATTTCAGCAGCAAAAAATATCCATCCTGATGTTATTAAAATCGAATCAAGTTGGACCAATAAAGGGTCATTCACACAAAAAGGCGAGTTAAAGAAAAAAGTCATTGAAGAAATTGAAACTGTTGCATCAGAAATAAACAAGGAAAAAGATCGGATTAAAAATGACAAACTTATTATCGAAGGCTATACCAAAGCAAAAGGCTTAGAACCTTATTCATGGCTAACCCTGATTGAGCAAGGAAAAACTTCGGCAGAACTTATTAAAGAAATTGATAAAGCTTCAGCTGAAAAGTTGGCCACTGAAAAAGTAGCTGAAACCCGAGGGCTAGAGCAAGTAGGAGAAAATACTATTGATATTGAAACTGGAGAAATTGTTTCAAACGTTTGTGAAGAAGAGGAAGAAAGCTCCGAATTAGAAACAGCCAGAATCCAAGTAACGGCTACACATGAAAAATTAGTTGCATTAAATAATTTCATGAAGGCCAACCAAATAGAAGTGGAAGCAATCGAATGAATTTAAATAATGTTTATTCTGCAGTGATTAAGAGTTTAAAAGACAACTCTATCACTGCCGTAATAAACGAAGCGATAAATTTAGAACGTTTGAAAACGATGTACTACGGTTATACAGGACCACGTGAAATAGAAATAAGATTTATTGATCCTAGAAAATTTAGTATAGCTCAACGTAAGTTTATTTTCGCTATGTTAGAAGATATTTATGTGGCTACAGGGCAAGAAATAGATGTACTAAAGGAAATGTTCTATCTTCGCTTTGAAGCGTTACAAGGCTACAAAATAAGCCTTAAAAACGATTCGGAAAATACAATGGATGATGCAACGATATTAGCAAACATTATCTTGAATTTCATTTTTGAAAATAATATTCCCTTTCGCAATGGGTATGATATTTTGCCTGCTAATCAGGAATATTATTTTTATAAATGTATTACTAAGCGTGTTTGCTGCATTTGTGGAAAAACTAGCGCAGAGATTGATCATTATGATAAAGCGTTAGGACGAAGAAGCAGAAGGAAAGTTGACCATACAGAATATACATTTGCATCTTTATGTCATTGCCATCATAAAGAAAAACACGATATAGGAATAAAAGCATTTAAAGCTAAATATCATGTTAAAGGAATTAAATTAAATCAAGATACCATCAAAAAGTTAAACATAGGGGGTTAAACAATGGCAGAAATCAGTTGGATAAAACTAAAAACGACCATGTTCGATGATGAAAAGATAAAACTTATCCAATCTATGCCAGAAGCCGATGCAATACTAGTGATTTGGATTCGATTACTAGTATTGGCTGGCAAAACCAATGATGAGGGATTGATCTATATTCAGAGGAACATGCCTTATACCGAAGAAATGTTGGCGACGTTGTTTTCTAAGCCTGTCAATGTTGTTCGTTTGGCTTTGATGACTTTACAGCAATTCAATATGATTGATTTAAACGAAGATGGATTAATTGCTATTGAAAATTGGGATAAGCACCAAAACATTGAAGGCATGGAAAAAGTACGTTTGAAAAATGCAGAACGAGTTAGAAAACATCGAGAACGCAAGAAACAACAGGCTTTAGAGGATAAAAATAGTGGTAACGTTACATGTAACGTTACAGTAACGGATTGTAACGGTACAGATAAAGATATAGATAAAGAAATAGATATAGATAAAGATAAAAAGAATAGGTCAAAAACATCTTGTAAATATTCTGACGAACATTTACGTCTTGCTGAAAAGTTAAAAAATAATTTAATCAATGATTTTCCAAGTGAAATGAAAAAAGTGAAGATTGAAAAATGGGCTGATACGTTCAGGTTAATAGAAGAACGAGATCAACAAACTATTGCAGCAATTGACTATGTTCTTGATTGGTTACCGACAAATTCATTCTGGTTTGGAAACATTAGAAGTGCTTCTAAGCTAAGAACGCAGTTTGAAAAACTAAAATTTGAAATCAAGAATGAAAAGGAACGTGGCCAACAAAGAGCGACTTACCAGCGTCAAAATGTGAGGGTTGAAAATTTACCAGAGTGGGCAAAAGAACCCAAAGAAAATACTGAAAAAAAGCTTTCTCCTGATGAGCAAGCAGAACTAGACAGACAAATCAAAGAATTCCTGGAGGGGAAATAAGTGACTGACGTAAAAGAAAAAGCATTAGTTATTATGCTTAAAGAAATGGAAAAAGAGCACACAAAAGCTGAAGATAAAATTCATAATTGGTTATGCGATCAAGAAGATGAAGAACTATTTAAAGGGGTTCTGAAACAAGGTAAATCAATCAGCAATGCTCTAAATTATTGTGGACATAAAGCTCGAGAAATGGCTATGAAAGGGGTAGCTATTGTAGACGATTTAGAAGTTTTTGATTGGGTAAAAGAATATTACCTATCAGATGAAACAAACGTCAAACAAGAAACGTCACAAGTTGCAACATCAATTAAATCTAAAAATAAACCTGTCAAAGATAAGAAAAAGTCTAAAGAAAAACCAAAAGCCAATAAACCAAAAATCAATGAAGGATTGCAATTAGATTTGCTTGATTTTCTATGAAAAAGAATGCTGATTGGTACGTTGAGAAGAAATTAATTCCTCCTAAAAGTTTTTTTAACTGGTGTGAATCACAAATACCGATTTATAAGTGGTCCAACAAAAATGAAGTGATCGTATCTTCTGACAGAAAATTTGGCCATGTTATAGAAAAAAGGTTAACAAAAAATTCAAGATTAACTTTTGTAGATAAGTTTTATTCATTCGCAATAGTACTTGTTACTTCTAAACGAATCGAGATTCAGTCTTATGGCTATTGGGTAGATATTATTGACGGTAAAGAAAGCTTAGAAAGTACGTTGGTGAATTTTGAAATATTCGATAATGATGAATGCGTAAAGATAACAAAATGGGGTAAAGGATATGTTTTTGGACTTACTCCAAATTATGGAGGAATGAGTTCGCCTTATCATGGAACAATTTTTTATAAAAATAATTGGGAGACAAAAGTAAAAAAGATTTCGCCATTAAAATATTTAAAGTTTAAGTATGATGACATTCAAATTTATGAATTAAGAAACTGGTATCAATATCGCTTTGAAATTGAATTTTTGCAGAAAATAAATGCAAAAAAACTAGCAGATGAAGTGATGTATCCGAAGTATTCATATCAGAATGGAACATATAGAAAAGGTGTAGATATGCGGACCTTGAATAAGAAATGGCTGAAAGAAAATAAACAATTTTTCAAAAATTCTAACCGAGATTTTTATGAATTCGAATTAGAAAAACGGATAAAAAACCGCAATGGCAAGGTCGTACCTGGTATTGAAAAGTTCTTGGATTATCATGCCATTAACAAAATTCCGAGAGGCATAGGAATGGTTAAATTTCAGAATTGGGTTATTAAAAATAAAATCAATATGCTTTACTACTTCGACTATCTGAATATGTTAAAAGATTTGAATATTGATCCTACAGGTGATGCTAATTTAATTATTCCTAAGGATTTAAAAAAAGCACATGATAATGCTGTGGAATTGCTGAATCAATTAAAAATCGAACAAAAAAGAAAAGAAAATGAAAAACTACAGCAAGAGTACGAGAAAACGTTGGCCAAACGATTAAAACTAGAAAGAGTCGTTGATAATTATGAATTCAAAATACCTCGAGACATTATCGAAATAATCCAAGAAGGTAAAGCATTACATCATTGTGTAGGTGGTAGCCATTATATTGAACGTCACAGTAAGGGGCAAACAACTATTGTATTTGTTCGTAAGAAGAACGATACAGAAACGCCGTTTTACACCTTGGAATATCAAAAAGGGCATATTATTCAATTGAGAGGTAAACGTAATAAGAAAGCCTCTCAGGAGGTAGAAAAAGCTAGTGAGAAATGGCTTGAATTAATTAAAAAAGAGGTGAAGTAAAAATGCCTTACGTTGTAAAAGTAACCGCATATTTGGACCAATATGGGAATCCTGTATCAAATATAAAAGATGCTAAATTTTTTGAAAAAAAGGTGATTGCAGAAAGTGCTGCATTTGTAACAGATGGAATTATTAAAGAGGTTAGCAAAGTAATAGTTATGCCTAAAAAAAATAAAATTTTGAAAACAAAAACTGAACCAATTAAGAAAGAAAAAAGCACTAAAAGCAATCAAGTTTGGATGAAAGAAAGAAGATGATTACTAAGTTTAGAGAACAATTGCAAGAAGAATGTGATCATGACTTCGAGATATATTGTGCACCAATAGAGCCACAGCGAAGCTCAATAGACATTGAACAAGCAGGTTATTGTAGAAAATGTGGATACGATACACATGGAAAATTTCATGAGTTATTCGGAACAGAAAAAGGAACCTTTGGAGGTTAATTAATTATGAAATTGATCTATATTTTATCTGGAAAAGAAGAAAATAAAAACTATGTAAAAAAATTTATTGGCAATTATTGCAGTTTTGGACCTAAAGAAGACGCAAAAGCATTTACTAGTGAAGAAGCTGAACAGATGAGAAAACTGTTAGAGAATAGTGTAGGCAATGCGTTTGTTATTGATGATGACAGAGTATTATCACAAGGAGGATAAAAAATGGATGCATTAGAAGTATTACAAAAAATTCAAGAGTTAAAGAAAATATACGGTGACATTGAAGTTATGGTGAAATCGAATAGTGAAGGCAATGAATTTTTTAAGAAAATAATTGACGTTGATTTGCAAGCTGGAATGATTGACGAAGAAGGCCAATTTATTGATGAGAAAGTCATTTTGATTATTTGTGAGTAGGAGGAACAGCGATGAATAAAAGTGGTCTCAAAATTGGAGAAATTGAGTTCTCTGAAGTTCATTCAGGTGGTGAAGCAAGTATTTTTTTCAGTGTTTTAGATGGAGAGTTAGCGATATGTACAACGAATTCAGCAGATGAAAGTCAACACGATTTTACCATTCCTAAAAATGAGTGGGAAATTATTAAGAGAGTTATTGATATAAATTTGACGTAGGAGGAACAGCGATGAATAAACAAGAATTGATTGAAGAATTAGAATGCATAGAAGTTTCTACAGACAGCCTTGATTATTTGAAAGGTGCTGACTATGCCAACGAAAGAGCAATTAATTTAGCAAAACAACTAGATGAACCGATAAAAGTTGTTGTTCCGAAGTTTGTTGCGGAATGGCTTAATAAACATAAGTATTCCACTGATATAATTGATCTCTTTTTAAGCGTTGAGTACGCAACTGATTCAGATGGGTTTGTTGCTGAAAAATGGGATTACAGCGGAGAATTTTATGATTGGTTGAGTAATAGTGCAGATATACAGTTTACGTTGTGCGACGCTATGAGGTATGGCTACGAAGTCGAGAAAGAGCCAACCATTCACGAGCTTAAAATTTTACCAGAATACTTTGAAGCGGTTGTTTCAGGGAATAAACGTTTTGAAATCCGTAAAAATGACCGTAACTATAAAAAAGGCGATATCTTACGCTTAAACGAATATCAAGAGGGACAATATACAGGTGATGTCCATGTCGCAGAAATAACGTACATTACAGATTATGCCCAACAAGATGGTTATGTCGTCTTAGGAATTAAGTGAAAGTAGGTAACTAATGAAAACTGATTTAACCAGACAAGCTGAGAAATGCTTGTGGCACTATACCAACAAAATGGGAGTATTCGGCTGTTTTGAGGTAACCATTGGCTGGTTTGGCAAGGAAAGAGTCGACTTTATGACTTATTCTACTGACAACAGTATTAGATGTTATGAAATAAAAGTAACGTTGGCAGACTTAAAAAGTTCCGCAAAACAAACGTTTTTAGGTGATTATAACTATTTAGTTGTCACTAACGAATTATGGGAAAAGATTCAAGCCAATCCAGATTTAAAATGGAAATATAGTAATCAGGGAATACTAATTTTTTCTGAATTAAGACACAACTTAGGCATTACAAGTGTCAAAAAAGCGAAAAAGCAAAATGTCACATTAGGAACGCGAGCAACAGTTTTAGAAAGTATGGTGCGATCTTTGAATCGAGAAGTTGAGAAATTTTACAAGGTAAATCCTTTTTGGGGATTAAGTGAGGAGGTCAAATAAATGGAACAACTCTTATTAACAAAAACTGGTGAAAACGAAATCGGTATAAATGCTACAGGAATGGATGATAATGAAATTGTCTTCACGTTAGCTGCTGCTTTAATTGGATACAGCAAGGAATTGGGACTAACAGAAGCAATACTAAACGAAAGTATGTCCGTGCTGTGGAAAGATGGTGAATAAATGAAACGCAATTGGAAAAGAGTAATAAATAAAGTTAGTGGCATTGCAATAATGATTCTTGTAGCAAAAGCAGCCGTGAGCTATTTCGTGTATAGCAATGACATAACAAGCAGTGACCTCGTTTATTTCCTTTCATGCTCGTTTATTTTGGGGTTAGGGCTATATTTAGGGGGTTCAAGTGTATGAGTTATCCAGAAGTTTATATCTTAGGAAGGCAAGTCGATGGCGTTTATGTTGAGTATTCAGAACCATATCTTTCAAAAAAAGAAGCTGAATTTGATAAGCATCACTATGAAATGGGCCAATCAATGTCACATGATGCTGGCTCTTGGAAAATTTTAAAGTATGGCAGACCAATTACACTGGAGGTGCAACATGGGTAAGAAAAAATCAAAAATTAAAAAGAAAAAGCGTCGCTTGCAAGAAAAGGCAATTGCAAACGGCACTCAAAATTCTAAAAAATAAAAAAAGTCGGAATCGCTCCGACCAACCACATTGATATTATAACATAAAAGGAGCGATTTAACTTGATTCAATTGTTAAAAGAAGTTGATTTCAGTCAGACTAGAGCCAATGCGAGAGCCGTGTTGAAAAATTTTAGACGTTTGGACCGAATAGCTGGTCGTTCCTTAGTAGATGTTCGGTCGCCAATAATTACAGACATGCCCAAAGGTATAAAGCATGGTAACAAAGCAGAAGATGCGTTGATCCAGATGCTCGATGTCGAAGCAGAGCGTGATGCAATCCTAACGGCTTTGATGTCCTTAAGCATAATAAGTCGTCAAATTCTTCACTACAGTTTCTGTGTGCAGGACCATTACTCTAATTACAAGATAGCTAGGGAAGTTGGATATTCTGAAAGAAGTATTCAAAGAATGAAATCAGAAGCTTTGATTGAATTCGCGGAAGCTTACCGAAATGGCAAAATAATTGCATATAAATAAAATTTTTGGCGGAAAGTTGGCGGTTTTTATCAATATTTAGATGTTATTATGGTAGTGTCGAAAGATAAGGAAACGAGGTAAGGCATGCATTACCTATCTTAGCTCCGTTTCACTTATCTTTTGAGGCTACCTATAAAAATAAAGAATAAGGATGTGGAAAGTCCAGTTCTTTCTGTCTCGTTTAGTCGTAGGTAGCAAAATATTGCAATACACTTGGCATGAAGCTTACACGTAGACGTACGCCGAAAGCAATTGTCAAGATAGCGCTATGTTAGTTGCGATGTTCACTCACAAATCAGACGTTCTCAAACTAAAAGAAATGGGGTGTAATTCCTCTCTCTTTTTTCTACAGGTTTGTGAGTGTTGATGGGGCATAGCTTAACTGGTAGAGCAGCGGTCTCCAAAACCGTCAGTATAGGTTCGAGTCCTATTGTTCCAGTAGGTAGCATAGCTACTTAAATAAAAAATCGTCAATCATTCAAATGTAACTACCTTTACGGTCGAATGATGGCTAAGATTTTCCCTCCTATCCTAGACTGCACTTTCACCGTGCAGTCTTTTTTGTACATAAAAAAGCCACTAAACTATGGGATCTAGTGGCTAGGTAGCATTCGTGCACAATATTTTTTGATTGCTATTTACAAAAAGGAGTTGCTACCTATGAATAGTATAGCAAGAAGTGATTTATTGAATTAAGTACATAAAAATAATTAGGAGAGAGAACATGAAAAACTATTGGTATGTATCGTTAACACATAGATATCCACAGCCGAACCGCTCAACTGATTCAATGCGCGTTGTTATGTCTGTACAGATAAAGAAGAACGCTTCAATTATTGAAATGACGAGAGAAGCCACGCCAAAGGAAATTGATGCGTGTAAGCTAGTTTATTGTGGGCATGGCTATTTTGATGAGAAGAACATTCAAGAAAATATTAAACGAAGCATGAGGGATTAGATATGAATATTGAAAAGATGAAGTTATCAGAACTACACCCTGCTGACTACAATCCAAGAATAGAATTAAAACCAGGCATGGAAGAATACGAGAAGCTAAAACAATCTATTCAAGAATTTGGCTTTGTTGATCCGCCTATTTTTAATAAAAGAACAGGAAATTTAGTTGGTGGCCATCAGCGTGTATCGGTAGCAAAAGATTTAGGAATTGGCGAAATTGAAGTATCCATTGTAGATTTACCTATCGAAAAAGAAAAAGCTTTAAACATAGCTTTAAATAAAATTTCTGGCCAGTGGGATGAAGATAAATTAGTTGAGTTACTGAATGAGCTTAACACAGATGAACTATCTCTAACAGGATTTAATCAAGAAGAATTAGATGATTTACTATCAGATTTAGATGAAATTGAGACATTAGCAGATAAAGTAAAAGCTAATCCATTGAATTCAAATTTATTTGATTCTTTTTTGTTTCCGCCGTTTTCCTACCTAGATACAAAAACCAAAAGATGGTTAGATCGTAAAAAACAGTGGAAAGAATTGGGAATTAAGAGTGAGCTTGGCCGAGAAGATAATTTAGTTTTTAGTGCTAACTTGCAAGCTCCAGGCCTAGAAGGAACATCTATTTTTGACCCTGTTCTATGTGAATTAGGGTATCGTTGGTTTACACCTAAAACAGAAAGCAATATTTTTGATCCTTTCGCAGGTGGCTCGGTTCGTGGGGTAGTAGCGAAAGTTCTTGGCCATAATTACACAGGTATTGATTTGAGAGCAGAACAAGTAAGTGCAAACTATGCTAATGCTCGAGAAATTGGTTTGAGTGATATTAACTGGATTTGTGATGATAGCTTGAATATAGATAATCACATTGAAGACGAAAGCCAAGACCTATTATTTACATGCCCGCCATATGCCGATTTAGAAGTTTATTCAGACGATAAACGAGACATTAGTAATATGTCCTATGAAGAGTTTGCAGAAGCATATAGTGAAATTTTAAAACGTTCTGCTAGAAAACTAAAAGATAATCGCTTTGCTGTTGTTACTATTTCAGATGTTCGAGACAAAAAAGGCTTCTATAGAGATTTAACAGGATTAACAAAACAAGCTTTTTCTGAAGAAGGATTATTTTTCTATAATGACATGATTTTATTGAACACTGCTGGTTCTGCAGCATTAAGGGCTAGACAATCAATGAACAATAGAAAAGTAGTTAGAATTCACCAAAATGTCTTAGTGTTCTACAAAGGAAATCCTCAAAAAATTAGTAAGCATTTTGAAGTACTAGAAACATTAGATGATGAGCTAGAAACTGTACTGGAATCACTGGACGAATAAAAATCAATCGTTTATGCTCTGCAAGAGGTGATGGATTATGACAAATAAAGAACTAAAAAGCGTAGCAGAAAATGCTAGAAGCTTATACAGAAGTAACTTAATTACTAGGGAAGAAGCCAAAGAACGTATCGAACCATTTATTGAAGCGTACAACAAAAAATCAAAAGAAATTGCTAAGAAGTTTAATCAAAAACCAAAAACAATCTCTATTGTTTCCTTTTTACGATAAAAAAGAGACAAGTGCGCTAACACTTGCCTCAATCCACAGGATACGAATACCCCGAAGACACAGAAACCACACGCGCGTGCTTTAAACCCAGTTCTGTGTCTTTTAGCATTATATAATAGTGCGAGGTATTCTACAATGGAAACATTTGATTATGAAGTTCAACAAGCTTTAGAAAAGCAAAAGATTGCAGAAGAAAACAACAAGATTATCAGAGCAGCAAAGGCTCAATGGATAAGTAACTTTAAAGCAGGCCATATCAAATTGAATACAGTTAAGGACTTAAAAGATTTAATTGAAATTGAAAGTCAGTTAAAAGAATTATGATTGTAAATATCGAAAACAAACTCAACTATTGAAGCGAAAAGCGAGGTGGTGTTAATGGATGGCTAGAAAAAGAGACCCTCGTCGTGATGAAGCTAAAAAAATATGGCTAGATTCAGGTGGGAAAAAGGTACTTAAAGAATTAGCTAGTGAACTAAATGTTTCTGATTCTCAAATCAGGAAATGGAAATCTGTTGATAAATGGGCGGAGGAATTAAAAGGTAACGTTACTAAATCGAATAGTAACGTTACCAATAAAGGTGGAGCGCCGCCAGGTAATAAAAATGCTAAGGGGAACAAAGGAGGTTCTCCTCCTAAAGGTAATAAGAACGCTATTAAAACTGGCGAATACGAAACAATATTTGCCGATATGTTATCTGACGAAGAAAAGGACATCTATTCTAATATGAATGATGATCCTTTTTTTATTTTGAATGATGAGATTCGCTTATTAAAGGTACGGCAGTTTAGAATGATGAAACGTATCAAAGAAGCCGAAAAAGGACTAAATGATGAAGAAGTTGAACGGTTACAACAGCTAAGGAAAATTAAAACACCAGTTGAAAGAGACGGTAGAAAGCTAGAAATAAAACGTGAAGTTATGCAAGACGTTCAAGTAACTCGTAAAACATTTAGAAAGTTAGATGACATCTTAGCTATTGAAGATGCGTTGACTCGTGTTAGTAATCAATTAACTAAGTCAATTAAGCAACTGAATGAATTATCATTGAGTCAAGACAAGAAAGTTCTGTTTGGCCGTCAAACTGAAAAATTAGATGCTGAAATTAGACGTCTAAAAATTCAAAATGGAGATATTGGACCAGAAGAAATTGGTGATGATGGCTTTATGGATGCTATTAAGAATATTGCGACTGATAGTGAGGTGTGGAATGATGACAACATCGAAACGTAAGCCTAAAACATCAGTTGTATTCAAGTTTACTGCATTTTCAAAAAAACAAAAGCAAGTTTTATCTTGGTGGGAAAATCCTAAATATAAAGATAAAGAAGCTATTATTTGTGATGGATCTGTTCGTGCAGGTAAAACAGTTATTATGTCGCTATCTTACATCTTTTGGGCAATGGAAAGTTATGATGAAGAGCAATTCGGAATGGCTGGTAAAACAATTGGTTCATTAAGGCGTAACGTTATACGACCATTAAAAAAGATGCTTAGAGGTCGTGGCTATGCTGTTAAAGACAATCGAACAGACAATATCCTTGAAATAACTAAAAATAATAAAACAAATTATTTCTTTTTATTTGGCGGTAAAGATGAAGCTTCACAAGATTTAGTGCAAGGTTTAACTGCAGCTGGCTTTTTCTTTGATGAAGTGGCGCTTATGCCACAATCATTTGTAAACCAAGCAACAGCACGTTTATCTGTAGATGGTGCTAAATCATGGTTTAACTGTAATCCTGCTGGACCTCATCATTGGTTCAAACTTGAATGGTTAGACAAGCTAACAGAAAAGCATGCTATTCGTATTCATTTTACGATGGAAGATAATCCATCATTAAGTGAAAGAGTTATTGATAGGTATAAGCGAATGTATTCAGGGGTGTTCTATGACCGTTATATTCGTGGCCTTTGGGTTTTATCTGAAGGAATCATCTTCGATAATTTTGATAAAACTACAATGGTTGTTGATTTACCTGAGAACACTAATTATAAGAAAAGCTATGTTAGCGTCGATTATGGTACACAGAATGCAACAGTATTTAAATTGTGGAGTTTGCCCATCGATGGAACAGGTAATGATATGCCTTTCTGGTATTGTCGTGATGAATTTTATTATTCAGGGCGTGAAAGTAGTAAGCAAAAAACAGATGCACAATTTGTTGATGAAATGGAAAAGTTTTTTTCAATAAACAATTTAAGTAAAAAGAAAACAAAAATATTACTTGATCCATCTGCTGCATCTTTCAAAGCAGCTCTTAAACAATCTGGTTTTATAGTTAAATCTGCTAAAAATAATGTTTTAGATGGTATTAGAACGATGTTGTCAAACATGGACAATCAAAAAGTTAAATGGTCATCTAAGTGCAAGCATACCTTTATTGAATTTGGTTCTTATATCTGGGATGAAAAGGCAGCAGATAGAGGAGAAGATAAGCCAGTTAAAGAGCATGACCACTGCATGGACGCAGATAGATATTTTATTTATACAATTTTAAGAACTAAGAAAGGAGGCGTTTCAGTGTGGAAATAGAAACGGTCAAAAAGATTATCAAAGCTAACATCAAAAATTTTCCGTCGAAAGTAGCACAAATCAGAAAAAGTGAATTGTACTATGAAAATAAGAACGATATTCTGCGTAAACGTAATGTGGTTGACCGTAGTAACAAGGATAAGCAAAATGATAATCCTTTACGAAATGCTGATAACAGGATTAGCATGCCTTGGCACCAACTATTAGTGGACCAGAAAGCAGCTTATACTATGACGGTGCCACCGACTTTCGATTTGGGAAAAGAAGATTCCTCTAAAGAAATGAATAGAGAAATTGTTGCTATTTTAGGTGACCATTATCCGAAGGTTGCTAAAGACTTATGTATCAACGCTTCAAATGCTGGGGTAGCTTGGCTTCATATATGGAAAGATGAAGATTATAAAGACTTTTTTAGGTATGCTGTTGTAGATTCAAAGCAAATTATCCCACTTTATTCCAAACGTTTGAGTAATAAATTAGAAGGTGTTTTGCGTATCTATGAGGACTATGACGAATCAGGCAATACACTTATCATTTATGAATTTTGGAATGATAAAGAGTGTAGTGTATTTAAAAAGAAGAAGAAAGATACTTTTGAAAATATAGAAGAATATCCTATTTTTGATGTATATGATATCGGAACTTCTGAAAAGATTGGCACTACAAATACGTATTCACACGATTGGGAAAAAGTACCAGATAAAGTCCGTATAATTGTGTAAAAGTAAAAAGGCCATATAACAGTCCTTTTACGGTACAATGTTTTTAACGACAAAAACATACCCAGGAGGACTTTTACATGACCCAAGTACATTTTACACTGAAAAGCGAAGAGATTCAAAGCATTATTGAATATTCTGTAAAGGATGACGTTTCTAAAAATATTTTAACAACGGTATTTAATCAACTAATGGAAAATCAACGAACAGAATATATTCAAGCAAAAGAATATGAACGAACAGAAAACCGACAAAGTCAACGAAATGGCTATTATGAGCGCAGCTTTACGACACGTGTAGGCACGCTAGAATTAAAAGTACCCAGAACACGTGATGGCCATTTTTCACCCACAGTGTTTGAACGTTATCAACGAAACGAAAAAGCCCTCATGGCTTCAATGTTGGAAATGTATGTATCAGGCGTTTCAACTCGTAAAGTATCAAAAATTGTGGAAGAACTTTGTGGTAAATCCGTCTCTAAGTCCTTCGTTTCTAGCTTAACAGAACAGCTAGAACCTATGGTTAACGAGTGGCAGAATCGTTTATTATCAGAAAAAAATTATCCTTACTTAATGACCGATGTACTCTATATAAAAGTACGAGAAGAAAATCGAGTACTCTCAAAAAGCTGTCATATAGCGATTGGAATAACCAAAGATGGCGACCGTGAAATTATCGGCTTCATGATTCAAAGTGGCGAAAGCGAAGAGACCTGGACAACATTTTTTGAATACCTAAAAGAACGCGGTTTACAAGGTACGGAACTCGTTATTTCTGATGCGCACAAAGGATTAGTCTCTGCCATTAGAAAATCCTTCACCAACGTAAGTTGGCAAAGATGCCAAGTTCACTTCCTAAGAAATATCTTTACCACCATTCCTAAAAAAAATTCAAAATCTTTCAGAGAAGCTGTTAAAGGAATTTTTAAGTTCACAGATATTAACTTAGCGCGTGAGGCTAAAAATCGATTGATTCATGATTATATCGATCAACCAAAATATTCAAAAGCTTGCGCATCATTGGATGATGGATTCGAAGACGCCTTTCAATATACCGTACAAGGAAATTCCCACAATCGACTAAAGAGTACCAATCTAATTGAACGACTGAATCAAGAAGTACGCAGAAGAGAAAAGATTATTCGCATCTTCCCCAATCAAACATCAGCCAATCGCTTAATTGGAGCCGTTCTTATGGACCTACATGATGAATGGATTTATTCTTCAAGAAAATACATCAATTTTGATAAGTAGAAATGGTAAAAACATTGTATAGCATTTTACACAGGAGTCTGGACTTGACTAAGTACCATTCATACCTTTTAGAAATAACCCCTCAGAAACTTCCGATTTACAAAAATATAAGAAATTAGTTGATGTGTACGATAAAGTCTATTCAGGATTTGTTAATGACTTGGACGATATACAAGAAATTATTTTTGTTTTAACCAATTATGGCGGTCAAGATAAACAAGAGTTTTTAGATGATCTCAAAAAGTATAAGATGGTTAAAGTAGAAGATGAAGAAGATGGCGGTAAAAGCGGAGTTGATACATTAGCTATCGAGATTCCTGTAGAAGCAAGAACAAAAATTCTCGAAACTACCAGAGAATTAATATTTTTACATGGCCAAGGGGTAGATCCACAAAAGAATATCGGCCAGAATAATTCGGGTTCTGCCCTAGAATATATGTATTCATTATTGGAACTAAAAGCATCTATGCTAGAAACGGAATTTAGTTTAGGTTTTGCAGAACTAGTTCGGTTTATTCTTAAATATGCTGGACATAATGAAGATGACAAAATAGAGCAAAAGTGGACTAGAACATCTATCAAAGATGATGCAAAAATTGCTGACATTATTTCAAAACTTTCGCCTGTCACATCAAAAGAAGCTATAGCCAAAAATAATCCTTTAGTAGAAGACTGGGAAGAAGAAGTTTCAAACCTCAATGGCGAAACAGTAGATGACTTCAATTCTATAGATAGTTATAGAAAAAAAGATGTGAACGAAGATGAGTAAACTTAACTATTGGCAAAAACGTATGCTTCAAGTTTCTATTGATCGTGATAAAGAAGATAGAGACTACATCAAAGAAATGGAACTTCGTTATGATTTACTAGCTAAGTCATTAAAAAAGACTATTGATGACTGGATTGCTAGGTATGCCAATGAACACAAAATTTCTTTTGAAGAGGCTAATGCACTTTTGGCAAAAGATGATTTGAAAAACTGGAAGATGTCTCTAGCTGAATTTAAAAGAAAAGCTATTGAAGGAGGCTACCTTCAAGAATTAAATGAGGAATATTTTAGATCTCGTATAAGCCGTACTCAACAGTTACAAAGGCAACTCTACTTTCAACTGGCTGAACAAGCGAATAAAGAAAATAGCAAAATGGCCACACATTTAATGGGGCAATTAGATACAGTATTTTTAAAAGATATTTATGAAATATCTGATAGAGGCCAAATTCCTGTACAATTTGCTAAATATAATGTTAGAGCATTAGAGGTCGCCATAAAAAAGCCTTGGTTAGGGGCAAACTTTTCAAAACGTATATGGAAGAACCATCTTAAAGTGTTACCAGATAAATTAGCTCGTTCAATGTCAATAGGTATTATAAATGGCTGGTCTACGGATAAGATTGTTGATGATATGATGTTGGGTATTGATAAGCAGTTACGAAACAGAATGATTTCACTTGTGCAAACTGAATCGGCTCATATTGCTGAGATAGCAACTGATAAAGCGATGAAAGAAACAGGTGTTCAAGAGTGGGAATGGTTAGCGACTCTTGAGGTTCACACTTGTTCTATTTGTGCTAGCTTAGATGGTAAAATATTTTCTGTAGATGATAAGTCCGCACCCATATGCCCTGCTCATCCTAATTGTCGATGTACAAAAATTCCTGTTATAGTTGGCTGGCAATCTTCAAAACGTTGGCAAAGGAACCCAGAATCTGGTTTAGGAGAAGTCAAAAACCATCAATCATTTAATGAGTGGAAAAAAGCATTATCAAATAATAAAAAAATTGACTTAATAGAATTAAACAGAGATAATATAGGCAACGTAGACCGAATAAACAAAATGATTTCTCATACAAAAGATGTTGTTAATCAATACAAAAAAGCTACTGGTATTGATATAATAGATTTATGGAGAAACAAAAAATATTCGGACAAATCGAATCCATATAATGATGAAAAATCAAAATTTGTAAAATATTTGCTCAAAGAATATGGGTACGATGCACAACCAAACGTTGTTGAATCAGTAGCAGAAGGTATGGTGCCTATTTACAGAGGGATACGCGACTCTACAGATGGCTCGATGTCTTCCAAACAACAACTAGAGCGCTTTATACATGGTGAATTTGATATTTCGGGTGCTAAGACATCTACGCATGGTCGGGGTTCATATTTTACTGACTTCAAGCTTAAAGCGGAAGATTATTCTAACAGGGGCGAAAACGGCCGACTTATTAAAGCCTACCTTGGTGAAGAAATGAACCTTATTAGTTCGTCTGATCTTGATAAAGAATTACAAGCATTCTTGAAGATTAAAGATAATCTAGGTAAAGATGCTGAATATTATCAATTTATTACTTCAAGAAGTGGTTTTATGGATGCTAACAGAGAAATTTACGCCATATTAAGTGGGTATGACGGAGTCAAATTTGGAGCTGTATATAATATCCTAAATAGAGGAAAGTTGGTGGTGAAGAAATGAAAATTTTTATGCAGGACTTAGAACTAGCATTCAGTGAATTAAACGATGCTAATTATTCTGATGAAGTCTATCTGGCTTTTGATAACATGTTATCAAAATTGAAAGAAGATGAACGAGGTTATGTTCATTTTAAAAAGTTAGAAGAATTTTATTTTGATGGACTGACCAACGATGATAAACAAACTCTTAAAAAGGAAATTAATAAATACATTGTAGCTTAATAAGCACTCATTCATAATTGATTGAGTGCTATTTTTATGCCCAAAAATGAGGTGAAATTATGTGTGAAGATAAATATGACCATTTGGATGCCGACTATGAAGAATTTTTAAATAAAAAGTAAGAATAGAAAAAATGAAGTCTAACGAACGTTAGGCTTTTTTATTTTAGACCTGCCGTATGTCTCTAAAAGACGGACTCAAAGCGGGAGTTGCCGCTCTAAAAACACTTAGGAGGAATTTATTATGAAAAAAGAAGATTTAATTGAACAAGGATTAACTGAAGACCAAGCTAAATTTGTAATGGCCGAGCATGGGAAAACAGTTACAACCTTGAATAGTCAAATCACAACGTTACAACAGTCAGAAACAGAGTTGAAGAACCAAGTCAACAAACGTGACGCTGATCTGAAAAAGCTTCAGAAAGATAACTCTGATAATGATGCATTGAAACAACAAATTAAAGATTTACAGAAGGAAAATTCAGAACAAGAAGAAAAGTATCAAGAACAACTAATTTCTTTTCAAAAGTCAGCAGCATTAAATGCTTTGTTATCTGAATCAAAAGCGAAAAATCCAAAGGCAGTAACTGCTTTGCTAGACGATGAAAAAATCATCTTCAAAGATGGCGAATTGTCAGGAGTTCAGGAACAAATTGAAGCATTAAAAGAATCAGATTCATATTTGTTTGATTTAGGTACAAAACAAGGTAGTTATAATCCTTCATCAGGTCAAGCTACCAAAAATTATGCTTCATTTGAAGAAGCAATGAAAGAAAATGACGTAGAAGGATTCTTACGTCAACAAGTAGAAAGTGAGGAAAATTAATAATGGCAAATGAAATTACAAAACTATTAGATGCAATTACTCCTGAGCAATATACTCAGTATACGAACACAAAGGCAGAGGAACATTCTGCATTTATTCAATCTGGTATCTTGGTGCCTACTCCAAATTTAGACCAAATGATTGTATCGGGTGGTAAATATGTTACTATGCCTGAATGGGCTCAAACAGCTTTGACAGACCAAGTGTTAGAAGAAGACACGGCGTTAGAAACAGGTAAAACTTCTGCTAAACAACAAATTGCTCCAGTTTTATATCGTGGAACGGGTGCAAGCTATACTGATTTAGTAGCAATCATTGCTGGTAGTAATCCTGTTACTCAAATTTTAAACGATTTTGCTGATTACACATTGCGTTCAGACCAAGAAATTATGCAATCAATTATTAAAGCTTTATTTGCAAAAGGAACAGGTCAAAGCAAAGGAGTATTAGCAGACACTCATGTATCAGATCAATCAGGAGCAAAAAATCCTGTAATTTGTCCCGAAATGGTTATTGATGCTCGTTCTATTTTAGGTACGTCACGTAGTAAGTTGGCTATTATTGCTTTACATTCAAAAGTAAAAGCAGAACTAGAAAAACAAAATGTACAGACTAAACATTATATTCCAGCTAGTGAATCTAAGGCAGGATTTGACACCTATTTAGGTATGCGAGTAGTTGAAGATGATTCTTTACTACCAGATGAAAATGGCGTATACGAAACTTATCTTTATGCAACAGGTGCATTTGGACAAAATACTGCAACACCAGCTGATATGATTACTTACGAGCCTGATCGTGATAAAGCAAAAGGTAATAATATGTTATATGTTCGTCGTGCTCGTGTCATTCATCCATTCGGCTTGAAATTCAAGTCCGAACAAGTTTCAAAAGTCACACCAACGAATAAAGATTTAGCATTGCCTAAAAACTGGGAAAAGGTTCGTGAAGATAAGAAAATTGGATTGATTTGCTTACGCCATAAAATCAGTGCTGATTTAACTGAAGTAACACCACCAACTCAAGGTGAGTAAAGCCTATGGAAAAGTTAACTGAACGACTTCTAGATAAATTTAAAAAAGCTAAAGGCATCAATGATGAAGAAAATTCATCAGACGATGTCTTTTCATTTGCTATTGAAACAGTAATTAATGATGTTTTGAATTATTGTCATTTTTCTGTTGAAGAATGGCCTGAAGGAATTGATAACACAGTTGTTCTAATGACTATTGATTTACTTAATGAAACAGCATTAACGTTCAATATTTCAGAATCTGATGGAGAAGTAAAATCGATTACTGAAGGTGATTTTTCTATAAGTAAAGAAACGAAAGCAGAAGCTTATCAAAAAATTATGAGTGCCCCTAGCTTTTCAAAAAACTATAAAAGAACACTTAATAATTTTCGACGATTAAAGAGGTGATTCTATGGGGATTTATGACTTAGCCAAGAAAGAGTTTGAAAAACACTATGATAGCTTATTGACCATTCAAGAAAACAAACCTAAGAAACAAGGAGCTATAACAAAACCAGTGTGGCAAACTATTGTTGAGAATGAACCTTGTAGAATCAGTCAAAAACAGTTGAATCCAAGTACTTCTGGAGATACAACAAATGAAAATTATCTTACTACTTTGTTTTGTAGTCCAAGTGTTGATGTAAAGGCAGGTAGTCGTATTTTAATTACTGACAGGCATGGTGTTACCAAAAAATATAAACGCTCATCAGAAGGATTCTCTAGTTATCATACGCATCAAGAAGTAGTCATAGTAAGGGATGTGGTTGTTTGAGTAATGATGGTTTCTACTATGAAGAATTTCTTAAATTTGCTCAAAATTTCCATAAAACGTTACAAGAAGAAAACTTTATTTTCGATGTAATGAATCAATTAGGGAACATAATGATACGTGAAGTGAAACAAAGAACGCCTGTTGGTAAATATGACGGCAAGGTTTTCTTTGTTAGTGATGGAAAACTTTTGGTTTTTGATGGCGGAGGAGCAACCAAGACTGGAGGAACTCTTCGTCGTAATTGGATCCTTGAAAGTGTAACTAAAGAAGGTGACAGCTATGTTGTTACTATTTCAAACAACACTGAATATGCTTCATTTGTTGAAGAAGGGCATAGAAAAGCTACAGGTAGTGGCTGGGTAGAAGGCCAATTTTTCATGAAGCTAACTATGGAAGATGTAATGAATCAATTACCTAAAATTGTTGGTCCAGCATTTGAAGATTATTTGAGGAGGTTTGGTTTTGATTGATGTAACCTTAAATATTGCTAACCAGTTAGCTGAAATTGTTCCAGATGCAATCATCTATCGGGAACAGCAAGAACAATCATTTGAAGAGCCTTCTTTTTATATTTATGAAATTCAAAGTAATTCAAAAGATGAACTCATGGATTATCAAATGCGTTCACACCTTTATTGTGTTGTTTGGTTTCCAGATTCTTCTCTTGATGATCCAGGAGTTAAGGAACAATGTGAAAACATGCGTCAGAAGCTGTTAGACGAATTCTCTTTCATTGATGTTTTACAAGTTAAAGTATTAAATAAAGAAGCTAAAATCAACGAAAATACGCTGAATTTAACTTTTAAAATACGTTATCGAGTAACCAAACCACAAGAAAATAATCAGCTTAAAGAATTACAAACAAATGGAGGGCTAAAAAATGGTTAAGCAAGAAGTTAAGAAAGCTAAAACAGAAAATAAACCAGCTGTTTTCGCTGTAGAGGATATTTTAACCTCTGAAAGTTTTAACAAAGTAGAAAAAGACTTCTTGAATGCTTTTTTAGATAAATCTAAAAAATATAGCATTGAAGAAGCGAAGGGAATTTTAACTAAAAAATTAAAAGGAGCTGTTAAGTAATGGCAGGTGGAACATGGCAAAAACAAAATAAAGTTCGTCCAGGTGCGTATATCAATGTGAAGTCAACAGGGCAAGTAAAAGTAACGGAATCATCAAAAGGTGTAGTTACTTTACCATTGGTATTAGATTTTGGACCCGATAAAGTGATTAAAATTGAAAATGAAAAAGATGCTGCGGTTTTAGGATATGAATTGTCTGATCCTAAATTATTATTAGTTAAAGAAGCCTTGAAACAAGCAAAAACCGTTTTAGTTTATTGTGTTGGCGGTGGAACTAAAGCTACCGCAAAAGAAGGCGGTCTTACTATTACAGCTGTTAATCCTGGCAGCCGTGGAAATCAGATTAATGTTGTTTCCAAAGAAAAAGTAGATGAAGAAGGCGCATTTGAAGTATCTACATTTATTGAAGGACAGCCATCTGAAGTTCAAACAGTAAAAAATATTGAAGAATTAGAAGCAACTAATTTAGTTTCATTTTCTGGGAAAGGTGCATTAACGGCATTTTCAGTTCGTTTATCTGGTGGTACAGACACAACTGCTACAGCGGAAGATTATGCTACGTATTTTGAGAAAATCCAAGTCTATGATTTTAATACAATGGCATTACCAGTTGAAGATGAATCAGTAAAAATTGCAGCGGCTTCTTTCGTTAAACGTTTACGAGATGAAGAAGGTAAAAAATGCCAGTTAGTTGTTGCAAATTATGATGCAGATCATGAATCTGTAATTAACGTTAAAAATGGCGTTATTTTAGAAGATGGGACAGTGATTTCTAAAGAACAAGCAACAGCTTGGGTTGCAGGGGCAACTGCAGGTGCAGGCGTGGCCACTTCTTTAACTTATAAAAAATACGATGGTGCTGTAGATGTCACAGAACGGTTCTTAAATACCGAGATTATTGAATCTTTACAAAAAGGTGAATTCATTTTTATTGAAAAACGTGGTGAAGTTGTGATTGAAAAAGATATTAACTCATTACACACGTTCGAACCTGAAAAAGGGAAAGAATTTGCTAAAAATCGTGTTTTACGTGTCTTAGATGATATTGCAAATACAACTAAACAAGCTTTTGAAGATAATTTCATTGGTAAAGTAAATAGTGATAAAGATGGTCGGGAAATGTTCAAGGCTAACCGTATTGCTTATTTTGATTCATTACAAGCAGCAGGAGCAATCACTGACTTCAAAGCAGATGATGTCGAAGTTATTGAAGGTAATGAACGTGATTCTATTGTATTGAATGTAGCAATTCAACCAGTAGATGCTTTAGAAAAACTATATATGACAGTACAAGTTGTCTAAAAATTGTTAGGAGGAAATTAGAATGAGCTTTTTAAATGCAGGAGATGTAATTTCAGGTCGTGAAGGTACGGCTTTCATGACTATTGACGGTCGAAACGTACCAATGTTTTTCCTTAAAAATATTGAAGCCACTGTAGAATTAGTTAAAACCGAGGTTCCAGTGTTAGGGAAACGAATGAATCAGCAAAAAGTTACTGGAGCTAACGGTACTGGCTCTATGACGATTCACAAAGTAACAAGTGAATTTGCGCAAATCGGAATTAACTATTTAAAATCAGGTAAGATTCCAATGATTACAATTAAAGTAACGAATGAAGATCCAGCCTCTACTATTGGCCGTCAGTCAACGTTGTTAAAAGATGTGATTTTTGATTCAGTAGTAATTGCAAAATTAGATATTGAATCCGAAACGTTAGATGAAGATGTTGATTTCACCTTTGCTGATGCAGATTTATTAGACATGTTTACTACACCAAAATTAGGATAAAAACTAACGGCTGTCTTACTACAAGATAGCCGTTTTAATTAAATACAAATTTGGAGGAATTTATAATGAATATCAAAGATTTTATGTTGGAAGTAACTGGAGAAGAAAAAGAAGTTAAATTGGAACGCTTTAAAACACCATTTGTTTTAGAATCAATTTCAGAAACAGAAAATGACCGTGTTAAGAAAAATGCCACAACTACTCGACGTAGTAAATCTGGAAATTTAGTAAAAGACCTTGATACAGATAAATACGGAGCTTTATTGTTAGCACGTTGTATTAAGTCACCAGACTTAAATAATGCTGAACTCCAAGCCTTTTATGGAACAGAAGGAGATGCGCCAGCAACGTTGAAAGCTATGTTATTAGCTGGTGAGTATGCCACATTAACAAAAGAAGTTTTAGAATTAAATGGATTTAACGAAGATGAAGAAACACTTGTTGAAGATGTAAAAAAATAATGCAAGATGGTAGTTCTGGTGAGTTTTGGTATGCGTATCATGCATACCATGCTAACGGAATGCTACCGTCCACGTTTTCTTTATTACCAAAAAAAGAAAAGGCTATGCTGATGGCATTTATTGACATGAAGGCAGAAGCTGAAGAAAAAGAAGCAAAGAAGATTAAAACTAAAACGAGGAGACGGTGAGGTGATTAGATGGCGTCGTTAGAAGCTAGTTTACGCTTACGCGACCAATTCACCAATGTTCTCAGTAAAATAGATAATAGTCTTAAAAAGACAACTCAATCTATGGAAGATTTTAAACAAAAAACAACAGGACCTGCCCAGGCTTTAAGTAAATTAGGTTCAATCGCACAAGCTTCTGTAAGCAAATTGAATTCTGGTTTAAGAACAGGACTTACTGCAGCTACAAATGTTGTGAAATCTTCGATTGAAAGAATTTTATCTATTTTTGGGAACTTCGGGAATCAGATTTCGCAAAAGCTTAATTTACAAGGATTTACTTCAAAAATTGGTGCTGCATTTAGTGGTGTAAAAAGTAAAATTACGGCTATGTCCTCTGCAGTTGGTGGGGCAATGTCGACAATGAAAGGGAAGATATCTGCTGGTTTTTCTGGTGTGGTATCTGCTGTTTCATCGGGAACTAAAAAAATTGGTGGATTTCTAAAACAATCTGGTAATGCCTTTAAAGAATACGGCAATGATGTTAAGAATTCGTTGGATAAAATTAAAAGTTCAGCGACATCAGCTACTAGTGGTTTTAAGTCTATGGTTGCAGCAATTGGGGTAACTAAAGCGATTGGTGCAGGTATTAATGTTGTTAAAAGTTCCATGGATGGAGCTATTAATCGTTTTGATACATTAAACCAATTCCCTAAAATGATGCAGGCTATTGGGTTTTCTTTTGAAGATGCTGCAAAATCCAAAGATGCCTTAGTAACTGGTATTGATGGATTGCCAACAACACTAGGTGATGTTGTAAGTACGACACAACGTATTGCCACACTAACTCGTGATTTAGATGGTGCTACCAAAACTACTATTTCATTGAACAATGCTTTCTTAGCTTCGGGTTCATCTTCAGAAGATGCTTCACGTGGTTTAGAGCAATACGTTCAAATGTTGTCACGTGGTGAAGTAGATATGCAATCTTGGCGCTCATTACAGGAGACAATGGGACCAGCTTTGTACGATCTTGCAACAGCATTTGGTTTTGCAGGTAAAACGGCACAAAATGATTTGTATGATGCTTTAAAAGAAGGCACTATCACATTTGACCAGTTCAATGATAAATTAATTGAGTTTTACAACACAGGAACTGATGGGGCAAAACGTGCTTTAATTGGTTCTGAAGGTATTAAAACAAGTTTCAAAAATATTAGAACCGCTGTAACAAATGGAGTGGAAGGTTCTATCAGAAAAATTGACTCACTTGTTGAAAAAATTTCTGGTAAAAATATTGCACAACAATTTGACGGTATTAAACAAAAAGTAAAAGACGTATTCACGGCTATTAACGGAAATGACCAACAAGCTGGGTGGTTAGACAAATTACCTGGCTTAGTGCAAAAAGTAACACCGTACGTCGATGTTCTAAAAAATTCGTTTAAAGATATGAAACAACCAATATCCGATGCATTTGGTGCTGTTAAAAAAAGTCTGGCCAAATTAACAGGTAGTTTTGGCAGTGAAAAAAGTGTAGCAGGGTTTAAAGGATTCATGGACACTATTACTGAATCAGTTTCTAAGTTGGCTGGATTTGTTGAAAAACATTCTGATTCAATAGCTAAACTAATTTCAATGTTACCAAAATTAGCATTAGCATTTGCAGGATTTAAAATTGGAAAAGGGATACTTTCTCCTTTATTTGGATTTAGTTCAGCTATTTTAGGAATAACAAAAGCAACTGGAAAATTGGGTGGGAATCTCGGAAAAGCATTTTTCGGATTATTTAAGAAAATGCCTAAAAAAACCCCTACTAGCCCTTTTTCTGATCCTAAAGGAAAAGGGAATCCAGTGAGCCCACTCACAACTTTTTTAGATACGATGAATAGTTTTGCCAAAGGTGCTTCTGGTATTGCCTTGGCATTTGGAGTCATCAAATTGATTCAGCATGGTGCACAAGCATTAAAAGAAGTGAATGAAAAGGTGCCAGATGATTTATCATCTATGGGCAAGAAGTTTGCAAACATGGGTATTGCTTTATCTGGTATGAGTATTCTTGTTAATTCACTGGGGAAAATGGCCTCTAGAAATCCAAGAAAAGCAATTGCTGGTTTAGCATTTATGACCGCTATTTCAGGGGAATTAATGTTAGCAGCCGAAGCAATGAAACAAATCTCAAATAAAGTGCCAGATGATATTGGCAAGTTTTCTTCTAAAATGGCTAATATGGGTATTGCACTAAGTAGCTTATCTGTTTTAACAGGTATTGCAGGTTTAATTGCTTCAAAAAATCCTAAGGCTGCAATTTCTGGGTTAATGTTTATAGCTGCAATTTCAGGAGAACTTATGCTTGCAGCCGAAGCAATGGATAAAATAAATGAAAAAGTTCCAAATAACATAGATAGTTTTGCTCCTAAGATGGCCAACATGGGTATTGCTTTAAGTGGTATGTCTGTGCTGGTTGGTATTGTTGGAAAATTATCATCTATGAATCCAACAGCCGCAATTGCTGGTTTATTAGTTGTTGCTACTATTTCAGGAGAATTAATGTTAGCTGCGGAAGCAATGAAACAAGTTAATGATAAAATTCCTGATGATATTGGTAATTTTTCATCTAAAGTAGCTAATATGTCTATTGCTATTGGTGCTATGAGTGGATTAATAGCTGTAGTTGGCGGTTTAGTTGCCACTGGTATTGGTGGTGCAGTAGCAATTGGGGGATTAGCTACAATTGCAGCCGTTGCTTTTGAGCTAATGCTAGTATCTGAAGCTATTCAACAAATGAACGATAAAGTACCAGATGATTTTTCTTCGGTTAAAACAAAAATTGATAGTATTGCAGAAGTCATTGGTTATTTTACGAATGCTAACTTGGGCAATTTATTTAGTCTTTTTGAAAATACCGTAGGAGCATTAAATACCGCAGTTGTTGTTATTGGAATTGGTAAATTAATAGAAGTTGCTAATGCATTAACAGAGCTTGATTCGATCCAAATACCAACAGGTATTGAAACCAAGATAATGAGTATTCAAAAAGTCATCAGTTCTATTAAAAACACAGGGTTAAAAGACTTAATAAACACTGCTTTCAGCGGAATTGATTTCAGTCTGGCTATAACAGCCTTTAAAAAATTAGGCGAAGTAGGCAAAGAAGTAAATAACTTAAGTTCAATAACTTTTGACTATGATACGGCTATTGAAAATATCAATAAAGTAAAGAAATTGGTTCAGAAAATCGGGGATGGCGATGATAGTTTATTCGGAAAAATAAAAAATATTATTGGAAAATCTTTTGACAGTAGTTCGTTTGATAAAGCCAATGAATGTTTCCAAAGCATAGTTTCAATTGCAAATAGCGCTGCACAATTAACTATGATTCCTCTCAATGTTGAAACAGCAATGAGCAAAGTTGAAAATATTAATCAACTTATTAGCAAGTTAGATGGAGGAAGTTTATCTAAAATTATTGGTTCCATGATAAAATCCTCAGAACTAGAAAAAGTTAAGGATGTTTTAGATTCAATGGTAGCTTTGATACAGCCTATTAATCTTATTGGAAATGCTGACATGTTTCCTGTGACTGCTGGATTGAAAATTGAACAGATTAATCAAATGTTAGAAAAACTAGGAGATCCTAGTCTTGTAAAATATATCGGGTCAATGATTAAAAAAGCTGAACTTGATGAAGTTAAAGGTGCTTTAGATGCCATTGTTCAATTAATAGGACCAATCAACCAAATTGCACAGTCCGATATACAACCATTGACAGCGGCAACTAAAATAGAAGGTGTGGGTTTGGTTGTAGAAGCATTAGGTACCTCAAATATTGTAGAATATTTCGGTACTATGCTAAAAGGACCGCAGTTAGGAGAGGTCAAAGGAGCTTTAATATCTTTGATTGAGTTAATAGGACCGTTGAATCAATTTGCAAGTCAAGAAATTAAATCTGCTGAGGCTGTAAATAAAGTAAATGATATTGCGACTGTTGTAGAATCTATTGGTAATGCTTCTATATTAGATTTGGCTCAAGGAAAAATAAACGTCACTGGAATCGATGGCATTAGAGAAACTATAGCTAAAATGTCAGAGGTTAGAGATGCGATAAATAACTTTGCATCTGTATCTGTAAATGTAGAAGCTGTGAAGAGCGCTGTGGAACAAATTAAAGATGTTATTACAAGACTAAACGAAATGCCTGAAATTACTGGTGTTCCAGGAATGCAAGCAATGATTAGTACGTTTAACCAATTGGCTTCTGAATTGCAAAGTTTTATTGGTGTTGCACAAGTTAGCATTTCAGGATTAATGTCTGTATCTACAGCATTTAATGCAAGTATGCAGATTATACAGACCAGCGTTCAAGTAGCAATGAACGCCGTGAAAATGGCGGCTGTTACTGGAATGGCTGCATTTACAGCTGCTATCACGACAGGAATGGCAAGCGCAGCAGCTGCTGCAAGTTCAGGTGTTGGACAAATAGTATCAGCTTTTAACGGGTTGCAATCACAGCTATATTCTGCTGGCTCATTTGCTATGGCAGGATTAACTAATGGTATTAATGCAGGGGCTGCTTCTGCTATTGCAGCAGCTGAATCAGTAGCGAATAGAGTTGCATCTACTGTTAAAAAAGCTTTAGATATTCATAGTCCTTCAAGAGTAGCATTTGCGTTAGGTGATTTCTTCTCGCAAGGTTTAGCGGGTGGTATCTTATCAGCTGTATCGTTAGTTGAAAATGCAAGTAATACATTAGCTACTGCAGCGATTCCGAATCAATTAGCAAATATTTCTGCTTCTGGAAATATAACAAGTACAGTTCATCTTGATGATACGGAAATTTCTAGACTTCAAACATCTGCAAATCAGAAAGTGGTTGTAAATAACAATCAAGTAGTACCACAAGTAGCTATTCATGTTGAGAATAATGGGACTGATCCAATTGATACAGAAGCATTATTAGAAGAATTTGAAGATAAAATTATTGAATTAATTGATTCAGATTTAAATTAGGAGGGATATAGTGGCGATTCAATTTTATTTAGAAGTGGAAGGAAAGCGACATATCCTTCCAGTCAATCCAGGAGAAATTAAATTAACTACAGGATCAAATAATACTGTCACAGAAGTTGTTAAATTAGGAGATATAAATAGTTTCGGAGGGCGTTCATTAGTTGAAACGTCCTTTAAATCTATTTTCCCTAAAAATACAAAAGCAAGTTATATTAATCCAAATTCAAAAAAACAGACACCTCAAAATTGGGTGAAAGTATTTGAAGATGCAAAGAATAAAAATCAGCGTGTTCGATTGATTGTTACGGATTGTGGAATTAATATTTTAACGGCTATTGAAAAGTTTGAGTGGGGTTATCTTGATGCCAGCGAAGATATTGAATATTCAATTGAATTGAAAGAGTATCGGAATCATGCGGCTAAATATGTTAAAACAGTTAAAAAGAAGGTTTCTCCTACGCCAAGACCAAAGCCACCTAATAATAAACCAATTACACCTGGCTGTGAAGTTATTGTTAATGGTCAACTGCACAGAGATTCATGGGGGGCAGGTCCTGGTGTAATCGAACAAAACGCAAGAAGAATTGTAAACTTCATTAATCCAGGAAAACAATGTCCATATCACGTTACACTTCTTGACGGTGGTTGGCGTGGTTGGGTTACACCAGGAAGTGTGAGACGGGTATGAAAATACAAATTCTTGAAACATCTATGCAGAACAGAGAACAGTTTGATATTTCTGAGATGTGTACTCCTCCGGTTTGGAGTACGTCTATTGAATCGCAACCGGGAACATTACAATTTGAAATGATAGATGATGCTAGAGTGTTTTTGAGAAATGGCGATGTTATTGAAATGAAAATAGATGGCAAGCTTTATTTTAAAGGCAAGGTTTTCAATCGTTCCAGGGGTAAGAATCGTCAATGGAAAATCACAGCATACGATTCTACTAGATACCTTAAGAATGAAGACACGCTAGTTTTTAATGCGTCATCTGCTTCTAGTCGTTTCAAAACAATCTGTCAGACACAAGGCTTACCTCATAAAATTCTAGACAATGCGGGTTATAATTGTGCAGCTGTCGTTGAAGACAAACACACTTACTATTCAATGCTAGAAGATGCCCTTGAAGAAACACGAAAAAATTATAAAGTTCGTTACGGTTTTTGGGATAATGCTGGAACTCTTGAATTTTTCAATTTTAACCGCATGATTACTAAATTGGTAATTGGCGACAATTCACTTATGACTGATTATGATTACGAGGCGTCTATCGATGATGCAGCAAATTCAGTTAAAGTTATGCGTGAAGATAAAGAAAAGGGCAAGCGTGAAATCTTTGTTGCACAAAATAATGCCAACGTAGAAAAATGGGGAAAATTGCAAATTGTTGAAACAGTAAGCGATGCTGATTTGAATAGTTCCCAATTACAGCAACAGGCTAATGTCCTTTTAAGCGAAAAGAATAAAGAGACTAGAACTATTTCAGTTGATGCTATTGGCCATCTAAGTATACGTGCTGGAAATAGTTTTATTTTGCGTATTTCGGATTTAAACCGTGATGAGCTAGGTAAAGATAATTTAGCACTTGTGAAAAGTTGTAAGCATAATTTTAAAGATGGCCATACTATGAATTTAAAAGTGGAGGTGGTGGCTTAGATGGCTGGAGAACGTTTAGCAAATCAAATAAAAAAATCTAGAGTAAAAGATAGTGAATTATCTGATTTAGTTTATGGCCAAGTTGTAAACATTGCACCTCTAAAAATCCAAGTGGAAAATCGTTTTGAAATTAGTACTCCATTTATTGAATTATCACAAATGGTTAAAAATTTAACAGTGACATTTTCAGTGGATGGAAAGCAAGGAACAGCCAATATTTTTCGAGATTTGGTTGTAGGTGATAAAGTTCGTATGCTTAGAGCTCAAAAATCTCAAAAGTACTATGTTTTAGAGAGGGTGTAATATATGGATGAAGAAATTTTTAATGAAGAAGTAATCCTTACGCCTTCAAAAACATATAAAGTTACGAATGGAAGAATTATTGGTTTTATAGATAATTTAGGTGCAATGAGTCAATTTGTAGATAAAACATTATCCACGCCAAGATTCACACATTTGATTTATACCGATAGTTACGGAACAGAATTAGAAGACCTTATCGGCGAAAATATGGACCTAGCAAAAGCTGAACTCGAAAGAATTATTACAGAGGCACTTATTATTGATGAACGTGTTTCATCTATTAATAATTTTGAAATAGTTGAGGTGAACAAGAGTTCATTATTAGTAAAATTTGTCGTAACTACTGTTTTTGGTAATGTTCCTGTAGAAAAAGAGGTGACAATATGATTTCTTATAATTTAGAGGAAGTTGGCAGTTACTTAGAAAAATATGATTATGAATACTTTTTAAATGCTGCCTTAGAAAAAGTCCCTGAAGGAATCGATACTAGAGAAGGATCGATTATTTATGATGCAATAGCACCACTTTGTTATCAACTAGCCAGTTCAACACTTCAATTAAAAAATGTGTTACTGGAAACATTTACACAAACAGCAACCGGCAGATATTTAGATTTACGTGCAGAAGAACATGGTATTAAGAGAATTGGAGCAACTGCTGCTATTGCAAAAGCTAAATTTACTTCTGAGCAAGGGGAAACATTAAGATTGTTTGAAGGTAATCGATTTACGACAACAGGAGATAATCCAATTTATTTTTCAATTCTAAAAGATTTGGGAAACGGCTATTACTCAATGATTGCAGAAACAAAGGGTGCTAGAGGGAACGAATATATTGGACCAATTTTACCAATTGATCACTATAATTCCTTAGCATCTGCTGAAATAGTGGAAATTATCATTCCAGCAAGAGATGAAGAGTCTGATGATAGTTTAAGAGACAGAATTCTAAAAACATACCAAATCAATGATTTTGGTGGAAATATTGAAGATTATATCAATTTTACAACAAAAATTGATGGTGTAGGTGCTGTACAGATTTATCCAATATGGCAAGGAGGCGGAACAGTTCGTGTTGTAATTTTAAATAATTCATTTGAAATACCTTCTAAAACATTAGTTGATAAAGTGCAAGAATTGATTTCACCAGTAGATACTCAAGAAGGATATGGTATTGCACCAATTGGGCATAAAGTTACAGTGGCTCCGCCGACTAAAAAAATAATTGATATTAGTTTACATGCTGATGTGATTCCAGGCACTTCCTTAGAAAATTTAAAGTCAGGAATAAATTCAAAAATAAATGAACATTTTTATGAATTACGTAGGCAATGGTCTGCTCATGACAATAGATATAAATACTCTCAAACAATTTATAGAAGTCAACTAATAGCGAAAATTATGCAGATTGAAGGAATTGCAAATATTAGTGAGGTAAAACTGAATAATTTAGACTCTGATATATCACTTCAATTGGATAATCAAAAACAAGAAATTGCATTTTCTGGGTCGGTGATATATACATGATCGATGAATTAAAAAGCTTATTGCCAGAATGGTACCACAATGTTTTAGAAATGAATGTATTGATAGGCATAGAACAACATCTTGCTGAAGAATTTTTAAATCAGCTTGAAACATTACAATCGAATCAATACGTTTCTACTGCAGATAGCAGAACTATTAGTTTATATGAGCAAATGCTTAAAATAACACCTGAATCGACAGATACGTTAGAAACAAGGAGATTCAGGGTTTTAACCAGAATGACATCACAAGTACCTTATACTGAACGATATTTACAAGAATTATTGAGTAGTTTTGGTGAACCAGTAAAATTAACAATGTTTTATAATGAATATCGCTTGCTTATAGAAATGAATTTTGAAAAGGTTGGCCAAATTTCAGAATTAGAATATATTTTTAGTAGCATTGTACCAGCAAATATTTTAGTAGACGCTAGAAATTCGCTAAAAGGTGAAATACCTCCGAGCGAAGTTTTTCTAGCGTCTATTGCTATACCAACAGAATTAGTTGTAATTTCACAAAATGTTAAAGATGATATAGCAATTGATTCAGCTCAAAGAACAGGTCATGCAATAACTAATTATCAAATTATAGAAATTAAGTAAGGAGGGAAAAGGATTGGAATTTAACAAATCAGTTGTTACAAACCAAGGTCGAGAATTGATGACCAAATTATTATCAAAAAAAGCAACTACAGAATTTACACAAGTTGCCATCAGTTCTACTGAATATCAAAATAGCCAATTAGAAGAGTTGACAGTTTTAAATAACATAAAACAAACGTCTAAAGCACAAGCTTACAGCAACAATAAGACCACTGTTTCAGCTACAGCAGCTATTAACAATGAAGGTCTTACTGAGGGCTATTATATAAATACAGTTGGATTATATGCAACAGATCCTGACAAAGGAGAAATCTTGTATTCTGTTTCTACTGCGAAAGTGAATGGGTATATGCCACCCGATATTGGTGTGAGTAAATCAGGTTTTAGTTTCACTATTTACACAGAAGTAGGAAATGCAGAACAAGTTGACGTAACTGTTGATCCCTCGGGTTATGCTAATAAAAGTGATATTCAAATTTTGTCAGAGAGAATTACTAAAAATGAACATGACTCTGAAGAAAAATTCATTCCTAAACTATCCGCTGAAAAGGGCTTATTTGTTATAAAAAATTCTGAGATATTAGATTTAAATGATGCTAAAGAACCTGGCATATATTCGATTCCAGCTACGGGGGTGGAAAACAAGCCATTACCTAACTCTGGAAGTTTGTTCGTTAGTAAAGACCCAGGAGGAGTCAGACAACTATTTCAAACGGAAAGGACTATCGTTATTCGTCAATTTGGTGGGATTCCTTCGAAATGGACTGATTGGAAAGAAGTGGCATTTAAAACGAATGTTGTGAATTTAACTGAGCCTCAGCGTATAGGAGGAACTAAAGAATTCGCGGATATTCCGTTAGTAAATGGTACAGAAATAGCTTTGAAAGAAGACGTATTTTTTTATCAAAAGACTGGTCTTGATGAAGTTGAAACAGCCTATAAAGATTCATTTAAGGAAGAAACAAATATGTTTCTTATACGAAAAGGGAACAGAGTTGATGCCTATATACGGGTTAACGTACTAGATGTTACTAAACTAAAAACTGTTTTTGTTTCTATTTTTAAAATTCCAGATGGATTTAAAATTGATCTTAGCATGAGGGAAAGTTTTTGGAATGTTCCATTGACAGTAACTCAGTATACGTACCCGCAAGGCAATTATGGTGCATTATATGAGATGGACGCGAAAGGAATCCGATTCGGAAGTGATCGCCTTGGTAATCATTATTTACACGGAAGTTGGCATACCAATGATCCAAAACCAGATACAAAATTTAAGTACATGCTCTATGTAAATTTTTATAAATTAAGTGAGGGAAGGGACTTTGTTTCAGGTTCATACAAAGGAGAAATTCATTATGTAGCTGTTGAAATTGATGGACAGTTAGGAGAAAAAGCAAAAGTATCTGATGGTTTTTATAAGTATACAGTAGGCTCTAAAATAAATAAGGCTTCACAAAATGCATGGGTGATTGGATATGACAAGTCAGGAACAGAAATAACTAGAAGCAAAATAAAAATATTATAGTGAGTGAGGAGAAAATAAATGAAAAAAATTTGGCGATTTGGACGTACTGGCGGACAAGAATTAGAAGTATCAAAAGATTTTCCCGTTCAGTTTCCATTTACAGAAATTCCACCTTTAGAAACTGTTGACTTAAGCCAACAGTTTTTTATCCCTAGCGAAGGACGTTGGAAAGAAATTATGAATCAATTGGATAGAGAAAATCTAGACAATCTTAGTGTTCTTTATTCAAATTTAGAAAAAGAAAATGAAGCTATTAAAGTTAAATCAAATGAGTTAGGGCAACTAAATGGAAAATTAATGCTATCAGCAATGAATCTGCAGAGAGAGAACACAGAGTTAAAAGAAAAATCTGATAGCTTGGCTAAATTAAATTCAAAATCTATGCTTATGATTGCTGCCCATGATAAAGAAATCAAGGAAATTAATGAAAAATTGGAAGGAGGTGCTGAATAATGTTATTTACTTTTGATGACATCAAAATGATGTTTGATTGGGGTTGTTTCACTCCTGAACAAGTGATGGAATTTGTGCCGCTATGTATTACAGAAGATGAAATGAAAGAAATTGTTGGAAAGTAGGGAGTATGTTGGAAGAGTTTGTCAAAGGATTGTTAACAAATCCAGAGCAAATTTCGTTTGCGGTATTATTCGTAGGTTTGCTTTTTTGGGTTATGAAACAAAATAATGATCGTGAGCAAAATTATCAAAAAACAATTGATAAATTAGCCGATTCATTAAAAGATGTTGAATCAATTAAAACTACCGTTGAAAAAATCAACGAGAAACTAAACTAAGGTATAGCTGATGCTATGCCTTTTTATTTAGGAGGAAAACATGAAAAAAGCAATTAAATTATTATTGACTTTAGTATTATTAGTAAACTTTGTACCAGTTGGGGTAAATGCTTATCAAGTTGAACAAGATCCTATCGATTTTGGTGGATATTTCCCAGGATATGCGACTAATGAATTAATTGTATTACATGAGTCAGGAAATGGAAATAATGTTGGTTCAAACAGTTTAGATAATGAAACAGCATATATGAAACGAAATTGGCAAAATGCGTATGTTTCATATTTTGTTGGTTCTGGTGGTCGAGTGAAACAGTTAGCGCCAGCTGGTCAAATCCAGTGGGGCGCAGGACCAACAGCGAATGCAAAAGCCTATGCTCAAATCGAATTAGCTAGAACGAATAACAAAGAAACGTTCAAGAAAGACTATGCAGCCTATGTTAACTTGATTCGTGATTTAGCAACTCAAATCGGAGCAACATTTGACTTAGACGATGGTACAGGATACGGAATTGTATCGCATGATTGGGTATCTAAAACTTGGTGGGGAGATCACACCGACCCTTATGGTTATTTAGCAAGTTGGGGAATTAGCAAAGCACAATTAGCGCAAGACTTACAAACTGGGTTACCTGAAGATGGTCATGATGTTATCGTAAATCCTGGCAAACCAAATAAACCAAAGTATAAAGTAGGGCATAATGTTCGCTTTACAACGATCTATAAAAACCCAGATGCGCCAATCGAACAACACATTAATGCAGATACTTTATGGACTCAGGTTGGTACAATCACACAGAAATTAGACGGTCGTAAAAATTTATATCGTATTGAAAATAGCGGAAAATTATTAGGTTATGCGAACGATGGCGATATTGCTGAATTATGGGAAAATAGCAAACCAAAACCAGCTAAAGTTTTTACTATCGGTGTAAATGAAGGGATTGTGTTACGTACTGGATCACCTAGTTTGTATTCGCCAGTTTACGGCGTGTGGCCAAAAGGTGCACAATTTAGATATGATTCTGTTCATGTGGCAGACGGCTATGTTTGGCTAGGTGGAACAGATTCAAGCGGAACAAGAATTCACATTCCTGTTGGACCAAACGATGGAAATCCTTCTAACACGTGGGGAACAGGTTATTAAATAAATATCAAAAAGCCAGACATCTATTTTTATAGGTGTCTGGCTTTTTTTATTTGTTCTATGATAAAATAAATTGATAAATATTTGGAGGTATAATAATGAAAAAAGTTTTATTGGGTGCGTTATTAGTGTTTAGTCTTAGTTTAGTAGGATGTTCAAATTCTGATTCAGAAAAACAAGCAAAAACAATTGATTCTTTGGAAAAAGTCGTCAAGCAACAAAAAAGCACGATTGATTCTTTAACTAAAGAACAGGGTTCTATGGCCAAACTTAAAAATGGTGAAAGTGAAACTCTTTCAGGTACAGTGGTTATAGGTGAAGATTTAGAACCAGGAGCATATGATATTACTCTTCCAGGAGAAGAGAGTGCTTCATTTTCAAAGTATGTCGATGAACAGGATAAAGAATCCAATAAGTTTGAACATGAGAGCTTACTTCCTGCTCTAAGCGATAAGAAAAAAGCTGATGAGTTAAAATCATATAGTTTGAAAAAAGGAAACATTTTAGAAATAAGAGGTAACCTTACCTTTACTAAGGTGAGATAAAAAGTTATTGCGCCAAATATTGTGCCAAAAAAATTTACAACGTCGGTTAACGTGCGATAGAAAAAGGCTAAAAATAAGCAAAAATACATTGTGAGGATAACGTATATTTACGTAAAATGCTGTATAAATCCCTGCAGCTGGCATCTAAAAAAACAGACAGGCACTACCATCTGGTAGTGCCTGTCTGTTTTTTTAGATAAAATTTTGGATTAGTGCAAATGAAGCAATGCCTACCAGTACAATAAGCAATAAGTTTTTAGTAAGTATTGCGGCTAAAATGGTAGGAAATGAAGCGAATAAATAAGGAAGATTGAGGCTTGGTAAATGTCCTATTCTTTGTCCAAATAAGCTACTAAACCATAAGGCGGACATAATCACAATTGGAACAAAACTTAGATATTCTAATAATTTCTGTGGCAGACTGATTTTTTTTAAAAGTAAAAATGGCAGTATTCTTGAAAGCCAGGTTGCAACGGTACAGCCTAAAATTGTTAAAAAGAGATACTCAGAAGAAGGCAT